CAGCAGATGCCCGACTGAAACTCTGTTTCATTATTTGCAAATCGTCATACACCGCAGACACATCACGGCTAAATTCGCTAATAGCAGGCAGATACTGGCGAACGCCCTCGAAAGCGGATTGCATACCGACCAGTTCGCCAAAGCCACCCAAGGCGTTGTCTAAATTAGCAAGCGTACTCGGCAAATACGCCAATGCGGACGCGGGGTCGTGTGCCAACTGGCGAACCACCGCAACGGTGTTACGAACTTCGTCCACCGCACGTTTGCCTTGCTGATACAATTCCACACCACGACTAACCGCACTTTTCACCGTTGAAAGCGTATTGGTTAAACCTTTCGGCAAAATCGAACCGAGCAAAGATTTTCCGCCCACATTTAACGCCGCGCCAAGCAAACCCTGTTGCGAATTGCCGACAAACTCTTTCAGGCTGATATTCATCTCACGTGCCAAGGCATTACCTTTGCCGTCGGTAAATAGTGTGGTCGATGAAATATCGGTGATCACAAAATTGCCTTTGTATTTTGAACCCCACATCAAGGCAAGGGCGTCTTGCTTGGCTTTTGCCGAAAGTAGCGATTGATAACGACTTTCCACGCCGCCGATTTTGTGGTGCAGGCGAATGGCAAAGGATAAATCTGTCAGTTTTTCGCCCATCGCTTGCAATTTTGGCTTGCCTTTGAGCACCGCGTGTTCGGCAAAATCCGCAGAATGGGTCTCTGAAAAGTCGGTCAAATTGACCGGCTCAAAGGCGATATTGCCTAGCATAAAATACATTGTTGTTTCTCCTTAGTAGGCTCTCCGCTGACGTTGGTCTAGCACGCGATTAAGCAGGCGTTCAAATTCCACAAGGCTCATATTCAACCCTTGCTGCACCTGTTCCATTACGCCCTGATTTTGGCTACCGTTCACGTTAATGGTCGGGTTGAAATTGACCACGATGCCGTTGTGCTGATTGGTTTCATTATTTGTAACGGCGTTTCGGTTTAACGGTTGATAATCGTGAAAGATTGACGCTTCTGTCTCCCTCTTTTGTAAAGATGGGTTAGGGGAGATTTGGGCGTCAGGGTTAAAATCAGGAGTGCGGAAATCGGTCGATTGATTAAGTCCAAGCAGATTACCAACAAAATTCGCCCCGAATTTCACATCGTCCCACAGTGTGCCGAAAAAGCCTTTTTTCTCGTTTAACAGCGGTTTAAAGGCGGTTTCAACGCTATTTAAAACAGGCTCAAATTTCACCGCACTTGAGAGATTTTTGCTGGCTTCCGTGGCGATTGGCTGGGCGTTATCCATCCCGATTGCCAAGCCTTCCACCACGTTTACACCGTAGCCCTTAAACACTCGGCTTGGCGAGTGAATACCGAGTTTTTCTGCAAACCAGCCTTTAATGCCGTCGCCTAAGTCTGAGACAATCTGTTTTGCACCTTCCCAAGCGTTTTTAATGCCATTGACTAATCCGTCAATCATATTCTTGCCGAAATCGGTAAATTTAGCTGGCACATCAATACCAAACCACGACAACACGGTAGAAAATACTTGCTGGAATAAACCAAGCGGCGACCAGTTCAGAATGGTTGCGGTGATGTTGCCAATGCCAGATCCAAAGAAAGTAGTAATGTTTGCCCATACTTCCGAGCAATAATTGCTGATACCCGTCCAAGCGGAAGAAAAAATACCTGATACAGCAGCCCATTTTTCACTAAACCAGGTGGAGATCGGCTCCCAGTATTGGTAGATTAAGAATGCACCAACGGCAATACCTGTGATCAATAATCCTATCGGTGTAGTAAGTAATGCTCGACCGACAAATAAGATCCCTTTGCCTGCTAACATTAAGCCTTTAAATAAAGCACCTGCCAAAAGTTGCCCTAATCTTGCTGCGAATACCGCCGTTTTACCAATAAAGCTAATCAAATTGGTTACTAAAGCCCGACCAACAAATAAAATACCTTTACCTGCAATCATTAGACCTTTGAATAATACTCCTGCTAAAGTTTGCCCCAATCTAGCAACAAACATCACACTCCTAATGGTATAACCAATTAAATAACCAATGCCGACTAATAGTTTATTGAATGTGAAAGGCAGTGATTTACCAACTATTCCACCTAAGAATAAAAATGCTTTAGACGCAAAAGTTAAAACAGGCGATAAAAGTTTGAAAATACCAAATGTTTTTTTAGCCACAGCCCAAAATGGCAAGATTGCTGCCAATGTTAAACTTAGAGTTGATTTGAGTGCGATAATGCCGCCAACTAAACTAATCAATGCACCACCGAATTGTAACCCCCATTCTACATAAGTTGGATTTTTGGCGATCCAATCAGAAAAACTATGCACTAAAGGTTTAACCGCATTGACTACATTATTGATAATAGGTAATAAAGAAGAACCAAGTGTAATGCCAATTTCATTAAATCCGTTTTTTAGTAATTGAAGATTGTTTTCAGTTGTTGCACTACGAGCAGCAAACTCCTTTTCCATTGACCCTAGATATTTAGGTTTGCCGTTTTCATCGGTGTCTTGCAAGGTTTTAATGCTTTTTTCAAGCAAATCTACATTACCTGCAATCGAAGACACATCGTCCGCATATTCTTTACCAAATAAATCAACCAATACGCCTGTTCGTTTGGCTTTTGGTAATTTTTCGACACGTTTTAAGAAATCAACAATCGCTCCTTGTCCATCTTTGGCAATGTTCTTTTTCAGTTGTTTGGCAGAAATACCCACTTCTTTTAGTGCTGCTTGGAATTTTTTGCCACCTTTGTCTGCTGTATTAAGTGAAGTCAGCATTCCATTGATTGCGGTACTTGCTACTTCTGGCGATTTACCTAATGAAATAAAGGTATTAGCTAAAGCAGCTGCGGCATTTTCAGTTAAACCAAAATCTTTAGATACACCAGCAATACGCCCCAGCGTGTTTACAATATCAGATGCTTTAGCAGGCGAACTATTCGACAATTCATTGATAGCGTCTCCTAAGTCGCCAATTTTACTGATCGGGATTTTGTACACATTGGCAAGTTTTGCCACTGAGTCGCCACTTTGTTCTGCTGACATATCAAAGGCGACCGACATTTTTGCTATGGTTGTAGTAAATTCTTTCAAATCTTGTTCTGCGACACCTAATTGACCACCTGAAGCAGTAATTGCGGCAAGCTCTTCTGCGGTCATCGGTAACGTTCGAGTAAGCTCTAGAATGTCCTTTGAAAGATTTTTGAAGCCTTCAGGAGTTTTAAAATCAACAACTTTTTTCACATCAGCCATTGCACTTTCAAATTTAATTGCAGGCTGTGCCATTGATGTAATCGATGTGCCAACAGCAGTTGCCATAGACCCAAGCGACATAAAACCTTTTACAGCATTAAGACCAAGTGATCCCATTCTGGCTTTTATTCCTTGAGTTTGGTCTCTAAAGATCTTAAACTCATTTCTCAAGCTCTTAATGCCAGCTATCGCACCGCCGACAGAAGCACCGATCACTAAACTAATTGCAAGATTTGATGACATTGTTTATAGTGTCCTTATCAAGAAAGGGGGTAAATATGAAAAGCAAAACATCTGAATTTGATTTCATTGAAAGCGCAGTTGTGCTGTTTGCTGTTATTGGCTTTGCCTACACGCTTTATTCATTTTTATCATTTGCTTGGAATGATTTAAGTGGCTTGCAAATTGCTTTAGCCATATTTGCTTGGGTGATCCTTTGGGAAATTATTGGAGCAGGTTTTATCTTCTTTTATCGAATTTTTACTGGTAGATTAGTCATTTTACAAAAATTGAGTAATCTACTTTCAAAACCATAATAACAAAGCCGCTTAAATAGCGGCTTTCGTGTAATTGGCTTTTATTTGCCGTTGGGCTTGAGTGAGCCACCGTTCAATATCATCAAGCGTCATTTCTTCCAAATCAGAATGGGAAAACCCAAACCAAAACGCCAAGTCTGCTAAGGCTGCGTCGAGTGTGGCGAGTTCAACTTTCCCTTTTGCATTTTTTCGACCACCTCTGCCGCACGTTTGAAGTCGGCAATATCCAACTCATCTAAATCTTCAGGCACTAAACCTGTCACGATTGAAAGCAGGCTAATACTTTGCTCAATATCTGTGCTACCTTTCATCTTGCGAATATCTTTTGCTTTTGGACGGCGAATTTTTAACTCGGTGATGGTTTTACCTTCTCCATCTTGAATAGGAAAATCAAGGGCGATAATAACGTCAGACATAAAAAAACTCCTTTGTGAGTGTGTTGTTTAACTTTCACAAAGGAGTTTATAAAAGTGCGGTTGTTTTTGCTTTTAAACTGATTTAAGGATTATTTTTCATTTCAATATCAAACAATGTCTGCTCAACTAGCTTGGCTTTATCAATCAATCTTAACACTTTCGCCTCTAAAATATCGGCAAGATTGCGTAAATCGTGCATGACTTCCGTTTTAGCAAATTGCACTTGTCGTTCATAGCCTGCCTCTTGCCAACGTAATAAGTTAGGTACAACCAATAAGCTGTGAATACTTTCGCAAAGCAAATCCACTTGAACTTGGAGTGTTTCTTGATGTGTCATATCGCCCCCTTATGCAAACAATGCAAGCTGACGTGTGATGTGTTGATTGCCATTTTTGCGTTCAAAAAAACCGAGTTTGAACATTTTGGCAAAGCGTGTGGTCACTTGGCTTTCGCTTAGGTTCATCAACTTGGCAACTTCTGCAACGGTAAGCCCTGCATTGCGATAGCGAATAAGCTGTTTAGCTTCTGGGTTTTCTGCTAAATAGGTGCGTTTAACCTGCTCTTGCAACTGCAATGCCAGCTGTTTGGATTGCTTTTCCATATTGATGAAATAACGGCGAGCCTGTCTGCCCAGTTCGGAGCGTTCGAGCATACAGAGTTCTTTTGCCATATCGACCGTGATGTGGTAGTCCTTAACTAAAGTTTCACGAACCCCAAAGAACCCCGCTTCGGTGTGGACAAATTTGTCCGTACCGATGAAATCAAGGTTTTCTACAAAATTATAGTCTTCAATGCGACGTTGGATCCACTTATGAAAAGGAGTTGAGATTTGTAGGCGTTCGTGTAATTCACGAGCATTAACAAGAGTGGTTGATTGATTAGCAATTAAGCCAGTAAAGGTTGAGATTGGCATATGTCATTCCTCTGAATTGAGACCCTATTTTGAGTAGGGCGACCGACAGCTCAAAACTGTGACATAAACAGCGGAGTTATTCCCTTGCGGTATTGTATTCCTCGCACTGTCGGTCATTGATAAAAAGTTTTAAAAGACGCTCGGAAGCTCAAGGGCTTGCTGGCGTTCAGATAAAAAAATAGCACGGATTACGGTGTGCTGCCGTATGTCAAATGCTTTTTGAGAGCGAGAACAGAATAGCTCGCCCCAAAAAAGAAATCAAGCATTTTTGTAACTTTATTTCACTATGTGAAAAAGATTTTCTTACTGCCCGATATTAGTGCGGTATTTTTGCAATACATCTTGACCGTTTACGCGGTAGATATTGGCAAGCACGTCTACAAACAGAATTTCTTTGCCTGCCAGCGTTTGCTTGATAGACATAATTTGGAAGCTGTCGGAATGTTCCGTCGCTTCTTTATTTTTCAAGCTACCGCCTGTGGTTTTGTTAAATGCCACGTTCATTGTGGTGACAAGTGATTCTTCTGCAGCCAAGCCTCGAGAATCAAATACCTGCACATTAGAACGTGCCATCAGTTGCACGTTTTTATAAGGATTATAGGCGTTTACTCGCACTTCAGGATAGAAACTATCCCAAATCACTTCGCCTTCCATTGCATTTAACCCTGCAGGCAGTTTGATTGTGCCGTGTAGCCCCAAGCCTTTGTGTTCGATAAATTCGAACTCGATGTCAGGCAATTTAAACTCTTTAGCTTTGCCAAGTAGCGAGTTGCCGTTCATATACACATTGGCGTTCACAATCTGATGAATTGCGGTACTCATAATTTTCTCCTTCTAGCGTTGTGACACCAAGTTCACTAAGTATTTACGGGTCATTACCGATTTATTGCTGATAAGCTCGGCTGGCAATTTCGGCGTGTATTCATACATCAACGGCACGTGACCTTTGCTAAATTCATCCACCAAGTCGGTATCGTGGTCAAGGCTGACGCGATAACCTACAATGCTTGGCAAGGCTCGCAAATAGGTGTCTACTGTTTCCAATAGGCTGTCAATCAACGCATCATCAATCGGGCGGTCTATAAATTGCAACTCGGTGCGACGGATAGACTCATCAATCAAATCGCCTGTGCGTAATGCCGTTTCAAAATTGATGATATGGGTCACGGTTGGATAGTTTGACGAACGGTTACCCCATAAGCGGAAACCTGTACCGAAGCTGTTAAAAATTGTGGTAATACCTACTGCGTTAAGCAGGTTGGTTTCTGATTGTTCATCATCCACACGAGCAGTCAATGGCACTTCCATTCCAATCACGCCTTGCAACTGACGATTTGAGGTAGAGAACCAGTAGCCTTTGTCGGTATCGGTTTTCATCCGCAAGCCTGCTGCGTGTACCGCTAAACTTTCTAATGTGTTGCTTGAACCCAACGCATAGGGATAGAAATGGCGAACACGTTCAGAGCTTGCTGAAGCGTTTAACGTGCCAAGTGGACCACGCCCTTGAATCGCTTTAGAAAGCGATGTGCCTTTCGGCAATTGCACATAAGCCACTGCTTTTAACTGTTCGGCTAATGTTGAAAGAGCCGCTGCACAGCTTGCCGTTTTGTCAAACTCAGGGCAGATTAGAATTTTTGCGTCCGCACCGTAAAGGTTGAAGCCATCACGCAATAACTCAAAACCTTTGCGTTTGCCAGTCGCTGAATCAATACCGCCTTTGATGTCCGCTTCGGTCACTTTTTCAGGATCAGCATAAGCGTAAGTCGCTTTTAACCCTTCGTGGCGTGTAGTAAAGGTAATTTCGCCTGTTTGCAAGTTTACGCTGTAATCAGTGCCTTCTTGCAAGGTTTGGCTAGATGATTGAATGCTGATGTTCAATAAGCCTGCTTTCGCTGTTTTTGCCATTAAGGTGGAGCTGTCTTGCGTTAAGGCTTCGTCTGTAATGTCAGTTTTGTGTTTTTTCGGATCTAACACATTGACCACATACACCTTACCTGCAGCATAGCGTGCCAATACATCAAAGGCATCAGGCAGGGTAAAGCCTTGGTTTAAAATCACACCAAATTGAGCAAAATCTTTGGTGGTTTGGCACACGGTCAATTTATTGACTGCCCCGATAGGTGCAGTTCCCACGATGCCAATAATTGCACCGTCCACCGTTTCCACCGCAACAGAGCCACCTGTCACGCGTGTGGTTTTCGTTCCGTGATGAAACGCCATAATGTTCTCCTTATGGTTCTTTGCGGCGGTAACGTGCCGCGGTAAATTTTGGTAAATTTTGCGGCTGGTGTGCTTCCACCTGCCACGTTTCGGTTTGAATAATCAGTTGGTATTGCCACAGCCCATTGTCTTCGCCTGCAAACTCTTCACTGATAAGACTACAAGCGGTGCAATTTGTGGGGCGAAAACCCACGACGGCTAAGCGAAGCTGGTCGAGCATTTCCAATGCACCTGTGTCATCGTGTTGGCTACGTGCAATCACCGTGAGGGCAATCAGCACTTTGCGGCGTTGTTGGATAATGTCGGTGCTATCAAGGCTTTCAAATTTTGACCCTGCATACTGCACCAACACCGCACCATATTGGTCGATGAGGTTGTAGCGGTCTAAGTCATCGGGGAACAGTTCGATGCTGAAACTCGTGGTCTTCTGTTCGATATGATCTCTGATGCTTTGCAAAATCGGTAAAGTGGCACTCATTGATGCTCCCTTAATAGCCCGACAAATCCAATTTCTGTGGTGCGCGAGCTTTAAATTTCAACGCAGACGGTAAGTTGTCATCACCTTCCGCACCGATTTCTGTTAAGCCCAAATGCAGTTTGCCACTGGCAATGCGCTCCAAATCTTTTAAGGCTTGGCTGTGGGTTTCTTTCACATTGTCGGGAAAGCCTTTGCCTTCAGGACGGCGTGAATACAACCAATAGCGAGCCAGTTGTAGGCAAATGTTACGCACAAGCGTTGGCACATCATTTAACGGTAGCAAATAACGTGAACGTAAATAGCCGTCCACCGTTTCGGTAGCGTATTCGCACGCCTTGTTTAATACGGCATAATCGACTTCCGTCGCTCTTGTGTTGTCATTAGAGAGCTGCACAAGCACCACTTCGCTCACCACTTCTGTTAAATCTTGTGCCTGAATGTACATTATTCTTTGCCTTCGCCTTTATTGTTTTTATTCGCTTTTTCTGCTTCTTTACGGGCTTGTTCTTCAGCAGCTAAACGTGCTTTTTCCGCTTCGGCTTCAGCCTGCTTGCGTTTTTCGTCTTCGGCTTCGTCTAATTGCACATAAAGCGAAATGCGAGCGGCTTCTTCGTCAGTCAGTTCGAGCTTATCGCCTTGCTCATATCGTTGATTGTTGTGGTAAATCGCCATGGTGCTGATGACGGCGTAGAGTTTGGTTTTGTCCATTGGTTTTCTCCTAGTGAAACGGTGTTACAAATCTCCCCTACCCCCACTTTACTCAAGAGGGGGATTTTTTGAGGTTATAGGCAACCTTTAATCAAATAACCAGCCGATGCACCGAGTAAGTGCGGTTTGTGAATATCGGTGGTGCGAATAACTTCGAGTTTGCCGCCGTTTTCTTTGTAGGTGTCCACAAATAATCCACCTTGACGACGGACGGTGTAACCATAAGACGGCTCATACACTGTTCCTTTGCGTTCGGTTGAACGTGGCGCAACATAGGCAAGCACAATGGCGTCAGACCAAATGTCTTTAAGTTGATTACTTTCTTCATACACCGCTTCGCCGATTTTTACGGTATCAATGCCAATCAACTTGCCGAATACTTCAGGCGTTACAATCGCCACTTGTGAATACTTGAGTTTTTCAATGACAGCTGGATGTTCTTTTAATGCTGCCCACACATCGCCAGCAATTACGCACACATTCGGTTTGCGACCAATCGCACGCTTCACAGCACGAATGCCCGTGTCGAACATCGCAAAGATGTCTGCTTGTTTGCTAGTGATTTTCGATGTACCGCTTAACGTGACTTTGTTGCCACTGTCATATTTGCTTTCATCAAGCGCGAGCGTTGCCACTTCTTTTTCACGACCGAGTGCAATCACATCTTGGGTGGTGTTGAGTGCGAACTGACGGAGCGAGAAAATCGCTTCGTTTTCTTCGCGGTAGTCGATGGCGTATTCCACATCGTGCTCTTCCAACGCCACGTCGATTGCCGTGATGTCTTCAGGGTCTAAACGATTGGATGTACCGCGTAAGTTACGCACCGTACTTGGTAAGCGGAATGCAAGGCGACCGAATTTCGGAATTTTGCCCGCTTCTTTGTCGATTTCGACGGTCGGCATTAAGACTTCGCCGATGAGTTCTAAATTGTGATAGCCCTGTGCCAATTTGGTTAAAACAGGATCTTGCACACGGAGTGCTGCGAGATTGTGAGCAGTCATAAATTTCCCTTCTATTGATAAATTGCATTAAAAGCGGCGGTGTAGCTCACGCCGTGTTCTTTGGCATACGCCATAATTTTTTGGTCGGCTTCAATGCTGGCAGGGTTTGTACCCTCAGCATATTCCACCGTGCCGTCTTGCGGAGTTGCCGCTTTGTCTTTGGTGGCGACTTCACCGAAGTTCACCACTTGTGGCTGAGCACCCAAAAAGGCTTTGAGTTTGCTGTGTAGGTTTTCGCCTTCGCTAAATTCAACTACACCACCTTGCATTGTGGTGGAAGCATAGTTCAATAAATCTACCGCTTGCTGTTTAGCAATCGGGGCAAGTTTGCCCGCTTTCACTAAACCTTCAGCAAAGTCGGCATTTTCGGCTTTGGCTTGGTTGAGCGCGGTTTCAGCTTTTTCGGCTTTCAATTTTTCGTTTTCTGCCTTGAGCTGTTCAATTTCTTCAGGTGTCATTTCAAGTTCTCCTTCGGTTGATCGAGCTGGGTCTGAAGTTGGGTTATTCGGTTCATTAAAATTCGGCACAGGAAAACCGGCTTCATCTTGTTGATACCGTTTCAAATCATTGCGGATAGATTCTTCTACCACGCTATTGACTAAATAATCAGGCAATGCTTTGTCGGCTTCATCTTGTCCGTGTTTGCCAATCAGCCATTCACGCAAACGTCGCCACAAACCTGCTTCCGCCCAGTCGGAAAAATCCACTACGCCTTGTTCGTTTTCGGCAAATTCAGGGTTACGCAAGCCTTTTACGGCGGGTGGCATTGCCCCTAAGAAACCGACGTGGCGTAAGTACAAACTGCCTGGGCAAGGATTGTTTGGGCTATCGGCAAGATAGAACGAAGACGACACTTTCTTAAATCGTCCTTTTTCCACCATTTCGGCAAATTCAGGATCCACTTGGTCGAACTCGGCTTTGAGTACATCACCGTCCAACTCAAGGCGTTTTACCCAGCCATAGGCAGGTGCATTGTGTTTTGGGTGTCCAACTACCGCGGGGGATTCGTGAAAGTTTACGTCGTAGGCATTGACGGCTTGTTGCAAATCATCGATGGTAATTTCCACTTCTACGCCATTTGCATCTAGTCGTTTGCCGGCTTTGAAAATTTCAATCAGGGTCATTCGGTTCTCCTTGTGTTGCGAACATCATAGAAAAAACGACCGCGTGTTGCTTTTAAACTGGTTTAAGGAATGAAAATGGGAAAGAGAAAACGAAAAGGGAGTGAATGGGGCGTTTTGGCGTGTTTATCGGTGTTTATAAACACGCTCAAGGTGATTTAGGCGATAATTTATCGAATGGGATTTAAAACGCCATAATGGGCGTTTTATGCGTTATTTTTGAAAATTGGGCGATACTATAGATTTTGGTCGATTTGACGTTGTAAAACAGCCTTTGCTTTCTCTAATAATTTTTGCTCATTTTGTGAATTAACACCTAACCACGGACGAGCAGGAATTTTTGACTGTTTAGCGAAGACGGCATTGTCGCCTTTACCAAATTTTAATCGCTTGCCTTTCTTCGGTTTAATGACACCACCGAATTGGTGCAATCTGGCATACTTAGCATCTGAACCAAATTCAACGCCGTTGTCATCGTAGTTGTAAGCCGTTCTCTCAGATAAATAGCCTCGATGTTTTAAGATTTTGTCGTTGCCTTTTATCTCTTGGGTGATTGGTGAAAGAAGCTTCCATTTGTTACCATCAGGATCAACTTCCTGCTTAAACCGTTCCTCGTGGATTTTCTTCAAGGTTTCGCCCAACACGCCGTAGAGCTTGCGGGGTTGTTTGAGCTGATTTGCAATACGGTGGAGTTTTTCCACCGCTTGTGTGTCGTTTAGGCTGATTTTGATCATTGGATTATTCCGCTCTAAAATGCAAGCGTGGTAATGTTGCCACGCTTTAATTTAAGGAATTTATTATGCAAGAAAATACTTATTTGCTACAAAATATCTTCGTTGCACAAGTCGCTACATTGGCTAAATCCATTAAGGCGGAAAAGAAAGCTAAAGGTATTAGCACAACTAGCGATTGTTATCGTGAAGCGATGATTGAGATCATTCAGAACCGCGACAAGATCTTGAGCCTACTGGACGAGATACAAACACACTACTAATATCAAATTTTTGATAATCGTGAATGTAAGCTGAAACCCAATTTAGTACGGCTTGCGCTTCGTTAATTGTTAAGCCTTGGAAATGTGGTAGCACTTCTAAGGCTTTTAATTTTTCTTGTTCTTCAGTCATTTTTTATTCTCCTATTGATTAAAAAATAAGTTGGGCGTATAGTGTTTCTAACGGTGGGGGTTTCCTACTGGAAAGGTTGTGCTGTCAAAGGCTCATTATCCTGTTCGAATCAGGCAAACCACCGTTATAATTTCCCCCACAACACTTCATATTTGTGCATTCCTGACTTATCTGTAAATACACTCGCCGTTCTGACCAAATTGACTCTATGAGGTAGCTTTTTCTTACTTAATTCATCTTTCAGTTTGATTTCATAGTCCATTTTTACCGCAACTTTGCCTTGCTCGGTTTCATAGATAAAAAGCAAGGTGGGTAATTTCTGATCACGTTCCAACAAAATCGCCTTTGGATTTCTCAACTTCTCTGGCAACTGCTCCCAAAACTCAATCGGCAGGTTAATACCTTTGGCTTGTTTGGTATCACGCAGGGCGTGCAATACATCTTCATCACGCACGGCAATCACGGCAGATTGCGGAGCTTTTTCAAGTGCGGTCAATTTATCAATCACTTTGGCTGGGATTATGCCCACGTTTTTCATTTGTCCACGTGCCATTTTTTCGGTGGCAACGGTATCTACCATCGACTTCATCGCGCCGTTTAACATCATCACGGAACGCGGATTTTGTAACACGTTTTCAATCAGTAGGCTGGCAAGTTTTGGCTCGGCATTGACGAACTTATTGAATAACAGCTGATCCACGTCCGCATTTCGCCCTGCAGTCAAGCGGTCAAAATTATGCGGTTGAAATCCTACATCATAACCTTTCGGCACGCGTACCATTCTTGGATTGCCCGAACGTGTGCCGACTAGTTTTTCCTGCCATTCGATTTCTGGCGATGGACTGACGGTTTTACCCATCTCTTTCAAATCATCTTCATCGTGAGCGGTGACGGTACAGTGGCAGCCATACGCCTTGATTGGGTAGTAATAACGCCAAAATGGATCGCTTGCAGGCAAAATCGTGCCGTCCAAATCAATATGCTCTTGACGTGGGTGGGCGTTGTCGTGGTGGTGATATTCCCAATAAGGCATCACATCAGCCAAATCCAAATGTTGTTGCAAACGACCGCGATTGTAGGCAGCGTAAACGTTGGTATCGTAAATAATACGGGTTCGCCAATTTCTGCCACCGTTGTAATCCCAGCCTGTGCGAGCCACAATTTCATCAAACTGCTTGCGAAAGCCCTCCAGCGTTTCGCCATTGTTGATGGCTTCGTCCACCGCTTCGCGAAAGGCAAGCAGCACTTCATTGCGGTTTGCCCCTGCGACCATAAAAAAGTAGTCGTGTTCTTCGCCCAATACGTCCAAATAGCTGTTGGTCGGTAGATTGAGCTTTTTCTCAAAGTATTTGACTTGATTTTCAAAAGTGAATTTCATTGAAAAATCTCCTCTAGCCCCTCTTTACTAAAGAGGGGGGCTTGGCACGCTCATCTTCTACAGATTGTCGCCCTGCAAACTGTGCCGCAGTTGAACCCCAAGCTAGCAGTTCGCCATATTCGGCATAGCTGAGTTCTGGGATTAGGCTATCAAGTTGGTTGCGAAAATCTTCCAAACTTTCGGCTTGCCCTAAGCGATCACGAATATCGTATAGCCAAGTTTCAACAACGGCTTCGCCTTCCACTTCCAACTGTTCGCCAATGGTTTCAATCACGCTTTTGGGGATTGGCTCGGCAAAATCCACCTTATCCGTCCCCCTCTTTTGTAAAGAGGGGTTAGGGGAGATTTCTTGCATCACAATATCGCCCTCTTCAAAACCATAAGCGCGGTGGATATATTGCTCGGTAAAGCCTACTCCCATTTCAGTTAAGAGCTTATCGCGTTCGGCTTGTAGTTTGTCGATACTTTCTTGCTCGAATAGCTCGAAGGTTGGGAAGGTATCCACGCTGAAATTGAGTTCACAAATCCACGCCAGCAACTGATTGAACACGCCTTCCACAAGGCTGGCGTCATCGTTGCGAATATCACGCGTCACTTCTAGCCCTGCGGTGGCAGAGGCTCGGTTAGCTTCCGCTTCAGTGGTTTGGTTTTGACCGAGTAACGCAATGGCGATTTCTGATTTGCAGTAACGTAAGAAATCATCGAATACTTGTGAGCTTGCCCCTTTGCTTGCACTTTCTTTTAAATCAATGGAACTATCTTCAGGAATGGCAGCTACGGCGGTTCCCAACATCTTTTCCATACTATCCAAAAGTTCATCAATTTCGTGAATTTGGGCTTGGCGTGGGTGTTTACCGACCAGCCACGGGCTGCCATATTTTTCCATAAATTCCAACCAGAATTTAAAGCCTCCTTTCTTAAACGTTGCCGCCCAGAAGCAGAGCGAAAGATCGCCCAAGCCATACGGGTTGATGTAGGTCGCATTTTGGGTTGCCAGCAACATTCGATAAGGTGGCAGTTCTTCGCCGTTGATGTTCTCTTTGGTACGAAGTTTAAGTTGGTTTTCCTCATCGAAGACGAACCACTCTTGCGGTTTGCCGACAATGGCAACAGGCAACAACAAGCCGTCTTTGCTTTCCCACATCACTTCCAACGCCTGATAACCAAACAACGTGGCATCTAAAATTTGGCTGATAATATGCGACATCGGCAAGCGGTCGAAAAGTGCGGTTAAAATCTCATCCGTTTTTTCATTGCCTGTTGGGGTAATGTGCCATTCTAGCCCTTTGATTGCCGCTTTTCTGCGGCGAACACAGCCGCCTACGTGGCTGTCGGATAGGATTTCACGGTAAGCCGAAATATCCTTTCCCATTTTCTTTAGCACAGGATCAGGGTTCGGCAGGTAGTGCATAAACGCCCAATAGTCAATGGCGTTAGCACGGCTGGCGATGACGCGGATTAGGTCTTGTTTTTTTGGTGTCATTGGCTTTCCTTATTTTTCATAATCCACAAAGGCGGCAAGCAATAAAAATACCCACCAACAGCGGCAGAAATGGTTAAAGTTACAAATGCGATCATGGTTAATATCCTTGCGTTAATTTTCGGCTGGCTCTTGGTTTGCGACTGTGGGCTTTAACCGGCAACTGCACCAACTGACGGCTAGCATAATGAGCAAGCAATAAAGAAATTGCGGTGTCGCCGTGGCGTTTGTTTTTGCCGTCTGCACTTTTGGTTCGTTTATCGGGAATGCGTGGCACGCCTTTCACCACTTGGAACGAACGCAAATCGGCAAGAATATCGGCATCTTTGGGAATGCTGTCGAGTTCACCATCTTCGAGTGCGGCTTTAAATGGGGCGGTGTGTTCGCGATACCATTTTTCCGATAACTGCACGCAATCCACCAATGAGCCGAAGGCATCACGAGCAGCTTCAGCTAAATAGCCCCCATTCCCACGCGCATCAAAAGCAGCACCGGCGAAGCGTGGCAAATGCTTGAAAATAAACAGCACAATTTGTTCTTGTTGCTTGTAAGGCATATTGCCCAGCTCCACAATCAATCGAACGCTTTTGGTTAAGTTTTGCTGTTGTGCTAACACCACAAAGGACGTCATATCGCCACTACGGGCAAAGTCTTCGCCTAAAAAATGTAATTGCGTTTCATCTAAGGTTTGCAAAATCGGGGCAAGCGTGGTTTCACACCAATCCTGCATTTCCTGATAGCGTGTCGGTTCAGGCACAAGGCTAAAGCCATCTTTTGCCGTCATTCGGATTACAGGCGTGTTTTCGCTCATTTGGCGTTCAATCAACGCACGTGAGAGCCATAAGCCTGTGCCGTTTTTCGGCACGCAATAGTATTCTTCTTCCGCATCTTCTTTGGTTGCCGTGTCATTGAGTAGGTTTTCTTTCCATTCTGCTTCTTTTTCGGCTGTCCATTCTTGCTTGCTGACTTGGCAAATACGTTGGTATAACCCTTCAGCACAGGCATCATCAAGGGTAATCGTATGCACTGAGTAGCGTTTTCTACCTGCCCGACTATCTAAAATTAGCTCATTGAAAAGGTTGTCCGCACCGTTGTGGGTAGAAATCAACCGCACTTTTGCACCCCACATTGTGAGAGCAAGAGCGGCTTTTAATACTTCCGCAAGGTATTCGTGGAAGGCTGCTTCATCAATCACCACCACGCCTTGCATACCACGTAAGTTTTTCGGGTTGCTAGAAAGGGCTTTTACTTTGAAGCCTGATGCAAAATAGATCACATAGGTCAGAATGTCCTTGTCTTCATCTTGCAATACTTCTTCTTGAATTTCGCCAGCAGCATAGTTAAATGCCCTTGCCCACATTGCCACCGCGTCAATAAATTCACGTGCCATCTCTTTGTTAGAGCCAATGTAGAACACATCAGAACCACCATCTTTCTTGGCAAGGCTGGCAATCAAGGCATCATCAGCGGCTTCTGCCCACGTCAAACCGGTTCGGCGAGATTTTTCAGCGATTTTGAGCTGGGATTTATCGGCTATCCAACGCTTTTGGTAGCCCAACAGTAGCTCGTTTGGGTCAAAAGGAATGAGATCTTTCACTATGCAATACCTAAAATTTGCTGTTTGATTTTGTCTGCGGTTTCTGCCGACAAGCCAGCCTGAATTACGATTTTTTCCGTTTCTTCAGCGGCAAGTTCCGCACGCCGTTTCACATCAGCTTGATAGACTTTGAGCTTGGTGCTTGCTTGAATGAGTGATGCCACATTTTTGCCTGCAAAACTTAGGGCTTGGAATTTCTCCATCGGGGTCATCTCATCATCTTTGGCTTCTTCAATATCGACCAACGCATCAAACAAAGACGACTGCAACATCCCCATCAAGGCTTCACTACGTTTGTCTTCCTTATCTTCCGCGCCTTCGGCAATAATGCGAGCCGCTTCAGTACTGTCCTTGATTGCCTTAAAACGGCGTTCAATCTTCTGCCCATAGCGATGAATCGCCGATTTACTGATGGAATAACCTTTCTCACGCAATAGCGTTTCCAATTCCACATAACCCGAAAAACCGTTCTCAGTTAAGGCGCGTTCCAGCCAGCGGCGAACATCTTCGGGCAGTTTTTCGATACTTGAACGGGGTGCCATGATTTCCCCCTATGCCCAATACTTTTCAGGGCGGGCAATCCCTGCTTGGCAGTCGATGGTGTATTCCACAATGTCCACGCCCAGGCGGTTAATATCGGCAAACCACACGCCGTGCGGTTGTTTGGTCAGTTCCACCAGTTTACGGTCAGAAAGATATTCCAACTGCTGACGGATTTCGTGCGGCGTGACATTTGGGTAAATGCCACGCATCACATCAAGTAAAAATTGCTCGCTGGTGGTGTAAGGCATTGCTTTATGTAATACGTTGAGCAACTGCCAACGCATACCTTCGCGACGGGCTTTTTCCATCATTTTGCACTCTCCATTTTGTATAAATCACTAAGGGTTTTATGTAATGCGTCCATTTTGGCTTCTAGCACCGTTTGCCCGCGAATGTAGTCATCACGTAATACATACACAAGCGGTAGGGAGGATTGCATTTGGTTGAATTGCTTTTCCAATTCTTCCACTTTGTCGTTTACTTTGAGCTGGTTTTGGTGGCGCTCCGACAGTGAGTTTTGAAACTGTGATACTAAAATCTTGGCAAAGCCAAAACAGCAACCTAAGAATGAAAGCAACAACCCCACCAAGTGCCAAAATTCCACGTTAATGGTCATTGTTCGTCTCCTTGCAGATTTCCCGATAGGTCGCGTTATGCACCGCAATTTGACGGAGCGTTTCGGTGGTGTCTTGACGGCTTGCCTTAATTACACCAAAGCCTGAACAGCTCGGGTTAATCACGGAGATCGCCTTGTTGTTGCAGGCGGTTAATGACGTCATCACGGCGAGAGCCACGAGTGTTTTCTTCATTTTTCTTTCTCACTTCAAAATGTTTGACTTGGGTTTGCGCTACTGCTTTTTCCTGTTGCAGTTGCTCGTTTTGCTTAAACAAGCGGTCTATTTCTTGATGAGCTTTGCGGATTTTATAGGTGGTCAGCATTGCTCCTATCAGACCCACTACAACAAAGCCTAAAATCAGATAAAAAATCATTCTTCACGCCCCCGATTATTTAACGCATTAGCAAAACCTTTGGTCGCCACACCACCACCGCAGAATAGGGCGAAGGTGGTAAAGAGTTCGCCTACATAAGCGCGGTCAAGCCAGACGGCATATACCAAAATGCCAGCCATCAATAACGCCCCAAAAAATTGGATAAAGGCGGTGGTAGAAAGGCGACCGTTGTCATTGGTAATCAATTCTTTGAGCGCCATTAGTAACTCCAGCGTAAGTAGAACCATTGGGCAACCGTGCGACCTTTATTGATTGCACGGCTAATTTTGGCGTTATTGCTTAGTTTTTTCATTTTGTTCTCCGTATTCTTCAAATCTCCCTCAGCCTCTCTTTTCTAAAGAGGGGGCTATTTTTTCCGTTTTACTATTCCCCTCTTTTGTAAAGAGGGGTTAGGGGAGATTTATTTAAATAAATGCTCAACATTCACGACCTCTTCGCTATCCAG